TTGTGCTAAATCTGATGGTGATACTTTAAGTTGTGTTGAATATCTTACATAAACAACACTATTACCAAGTGCGTCAATTCCTCTAGAGAGAACTGAGACCCCAGTAAAGTCTGAAACCTTATTTTTGGTAACTGCAGGGTCAATAGATACAATTGTGTTTCCATAATCCCCTACATCCTCAATAATTATGTCCTGATCAGTCCAGAAGGTTCCATCTGTGTTGACAGGTCTATTCATATAGTTCTTAGCAAAGTCTCTTAGGTGTCTTTGGGATCTAAGCCATTCCAATGACCATTTCTCTTCCCAGACACTTCTTTCTTCACCTAAGTCATCAGTCATAATAGCTGGGTAGTAGTGAACTTTAACATTTTGGTCATTAATCCACTGTAATTCAGGATCTGAGGGGTGTTCAGAGAATTTACGGAACTGATCCATTACAGAGTTAGGCATAGTAGTAGTTCCAACAAAAATCATACGAGCATAGATGTTCATAGGGGCAATATCATCAAATACAGTGTTCTTTTGCTGTCCTGCTTGATACTCAGAGTAATTCTTTTCACCCTTTTCAATATCATCAAGAATAATAAGGTCTGGTCTCTGTCCAAATACCTTTTTACCCAAAGAGTTAGTATCAATACCATTAGCATCAAAGATGAAGTCATTTGACTGAACAATTCTCCAACTATTGTTGGCTATAGCTCTACCAGTGCCAGATACGATTTTAGGGGTACATAATTCAGGGTAATCTGTCTGTAGGTATTCATTTGTGTCTAATTCATTCTTAAAGGTCATCAAATGAGTCTCTGCCTGACTAGCAGCGTCTGAAAAGGCAGCAATAAACTTAACATGACCATGAGCAGCAGCCCACATAGGTAATATAAGAAAGATCCAAGTAGATTTACCACATTCTCTAGGAGCAATAAAGGCATCCCTATACTCCTTCGGCGTTTTAGGCTTAGAAATCCAAGTTTTACCATATTCAGAAAGATCGGTGTGGAATTCAGATAAAGTAATAACCCCATTTGAGTTAGTTAAATGATGAGGTAGGTATAATAATGCGAATAATAAAGGATCATATTTAGTTAATTCAACACGACCTTCAGAAATAGATAGCAATTCAGTAGGAATATCACCTATTACATCACTTACAAGCATTCATTTTCCTTCCATTTAATTCTTATTGTAGAAATTTATTTAAGATAGCGTAAAATTACAAACTTAAAATAAATCTATGAATGGGTACCCTCAATTGTTACAATATTGTTATCATCTAAAGTAGTTGAAGATTCAATCATATTATTCTTAACTAATTCATTTCTCATCTTAGCTTCATTTAATAAATCATGAATAGCTAGATCTGTACCATCTTTAGATCTACTCTCAGATATAGCAGTAGACTTACCTTCAATTAGATTGATTGTTTGTATAGCCTTATGTACTGCATTAGATAGTTTATTTAATTGATCAGCATCTAATGTATCTTGCATCAATGACTCTACACATCTATCTAATACTGTCTGAGCCGCCAATATCTTCTCTTTATCTGTGTAAAAAACACCTATATTACGAGACATTTGGGCTAATGTATCAACGGTGGGTAGATCAATATTCTTCTCATTAAACCATTTCTTAGCTGTATGATATGACTTAGGGTAATTTAAATACCTCATAGCAGGACCAATACCCATTTCTTGAGCTTGACTAATAAACTCATCTTTCTGAGTATCTTCAAATTGACTGTATCCCATGTATACCTCCTAGATATAACAATTATATAACACTTTTCTATATAATTTAGATTACGAACACATCTTTCTAATCATTACTATATATAAATCAGAATATGATTATTGTGTGTTAGCTTCTAAAATCATAGCTATCTCATCATTTACAGGAACTTGGATGTTTATCTTTTGTTCTGCTGTTTCAGATAACATAGTCATTGTAAATCTTATCTCTTTTGTATCAGCATTATAGGCTATCTCTGCATAAGGGAATAGAGTTAACATTCTTTCTGACTACACCGCCGATTTTTTACTAGTTAGTGCAACTATGTAATACTAGTATATCTTATATATTTGGGCAAAGCAAAACCCCAGAGGCTATGATAATTGAGGCAACAAGAAATCAACTCTGGGGCTTGCAATATGTATTATTAGGATACATAATCTCCAGGATACTAAATGGCATGAAAGTACCTGGAATTCTCTATTTAGTTTTTGTCTTAGTAATGCGAGGTGGTGAAATCAAAGAATGAGTGAGCAAACTTTAACTTCTCTACTATTATATCACCAATCTATTTGCATATCAAGTACTGACTTAGTTCTACATTCAAAATGCTTCACACCGTCTTTTTTGCTGTACCATACAGCAGTTGTCCCTATTGGCATAACCTTGCCACAACCCCTACAAACATCTTCGTATTGTAAGGATATTAGTCTAAATTTTAGCCGTTGATTTTCGCCCATAGATATAACATCTCCAACATGATTTACAATAGTCTGCTAACCCATCTTTACTTACCGATCTTTTGCCAAATTGTGATCTTGGCTTTTCAAGTCTGCACTTAATACATACCTTAGAATCTACATGTAAGATGATTCCTTCTTGTAGTCTATTTACCCTAAACTTATTAAACTCAATAGAACTACATTCTTTACAATAGGACTGTCTACCGTCCTTACTGTTCTTATGCCTTGAGAATTGCTCTGTGGGCTTCTCAATGGTACATTTGCTACATTTCTTCATGGCTCTCCATCCATCCAATATCTTTCATTAAAGTATCACACCAGGAACATTTAGGTGCTTGTAATCCAACTGACACCGCACCGTCCTTTTCGCAATACCAAACCGTTTCTCTCTTCATTTCATTCCAAATCTCTTCTGGCACCTTATCAAACATATAATCAGGTGTACTAGTTTTATTAAACATCAGGGTCTCCTTATATAAGATCAAGACCATAAAGAATCAACATAACTATTCATCTCTCTAATATTAATATAATTAACATCAGTAGAATACTCTACTTCTTCCTGATTCTCTATAATAGAATTAATCTCTAAGGAAGCGTTAGCTTCCTTGGGTAGTATTAATGTAGTATCTTTAGTAATATTTATAGTAGTATTATGTCCACTCTGGATGGACAACTGATCCTCATATTTGGACAACTGCTCATCTAAAACGGACAACTGAAATGCATCTATTTGGACAACTGCTCCAAATTCATAAACTGAAATGTTACCTTCAGATGTCCATTTATGCACTAATACTCCAGTATCAACCAAGATATCCCTAACCTTCATAGCTGTCTTACGATTGACACCTGCATCTTTTGCAACTGTCAACCAAGATGGTCTAATGTTTGTACCAGTTTCGTAGTCACCATACATTGAAAGAGCCAGACAAACTGCCTTAAAATAAGACACTCCAATGCCATATGACTTAATTACTTCGTTTGGCGTTGATGTTATCAACACCCTAAATTCATGATGATTCATGATAGCCTCCTTGTTGCCTGTAACTATTATAGCAAATAACTTTTCCTAATGCAAGTTATTAGGACAACTGATTAAGTCTATCTTCAATGCGTTTAACAGCATCTTTAAGGGAAGTGCCAGAATTATAGGTAACTTCAGCTTTAATGTGTTTAATGTCTGATTCCATATTATTTAATCTTTCTAGCACCCCAGGATTCTCATCTGATCCTAGAAAACTATCTAAGAATCTAACTATATTTCTAACTAATTTAGTAGTCTTCATTAGGAATACTCCAATGCCTGTTATTGCTGCAAGAATGATTGAAAGTTCAACTATTGGATTCATTAGAATACAGATCCAATTACATCTGAGGCAAACTCTGCTGCAAGTGCTCTTTGAATAGCACTATTCATTATTGTAATCCCGTCCAATCTAATTACTGATACCGCTTCTGCATGGGTATGACTAAAATCTTCAACAAAGTTTTCTGTTTCAAAAGCTCTATCTACTTTAATTTTAAATTCAGGAAGCAAATACTTATCAACAATAGATGCTTGACCAGGATTTCCACTCATTTGAATCATTGTGTTGGAGGCACTTACATAACCTTCCCAAAATATTCTTTGTGCTATTGGAGATTCAAAAGCCATTTCTACTCCCTAAAATCAATATATTGAGATGCATCTGATCCAAATATTTGACGACCTTGTTGACTCCACTCATAACCAAGACCACTATATAGCTCAGCAGTCATTCTATATCCTTCAGTCTTGTTGAATGCATTTAGCACAGGAGATGCTGATTTAATTCTCCAAATGCCATCCTTTAATACTATGTTTTTAGCAGCATCCCTAATGTTTCTTAATTCAGAAAACAATGGCAATGGTTCTTTTGCAAAAATAGTCATTCTATCTGTTCTATCGCTGCCTAAACTAATAGCTATTTTTTTGCTAAAATAATGTTCACGACTAACTTGAAGTTCTGTTTTCCATCTGTAAACATATATTCTTGCAGCAGCATTACTTCCAACTCTAGTTAAAGTAATTCTATTTGTATCATTTATTGCATCTTCTCTTGTATTGTAAAGAGACATAGTTCTACCTAAATCAGAACCAGCCACATTAAAATTAAAGTTTCCAGCATAGTAAATTTGATTTTCTTGAACTGTAGAATAGTTATTTCCACTTTGATCGTATGCCACACTTACTGCAGTTCCAACATAATTATTCCAGTTATGATAAAACTTTCTATCATCAGCAAAAACGCTACCTGACGCTGGAGATACAAGTACTGTATTTAATCCAGAAAGACTACTTAATGATGTGTACCATGTTCCAAGTGGTTTTTCTCCAGATGGGGTCACAAAAGTTTCAGCAGTAAAGCTCCAATAGTCTGCTGTACAATTATATTTTTTTACTGCTTCTAACTTCATTAGATAGTTCTCCAATCAGGTTTTAGTGGGTTGTTCATTACTTTACCAGTTGCTACTGAGCGTGATCTCTTAAAAGATAGCTTCTTACATGCAATTACTGCAAGTGGTGCAATCCATGGAGATACTTCATCGCCTGGCTTAAATGTAACTGTAGAGTCATTTACACTTGTGGATGATACTGATCCTTGTTCAAATACAATATCTTCAGATCCCTGCATGTAGGCAGCCTGATATGCCACTGCTTTTTGCAATAAATCTTTATCAAAAGAGTTATGAATTTGTACTTCTGATCTACCAATGTATGATTCAATTATTGATTGAGCACGATAAAGTGTTCCTTCATCAAAGCTTTTACCAGTAATCTTTTTAGCAGATTCTTTAGTTACTAACATTATTCAGCACCCCCAAACTCACTGACATTTAGTCCATGAGTAGATGTGAAGTCTACGCCATTAGAATTAGAGAATTCAAGGCGTACCAAGTATTCTCCAGTCTGGTTAAAAATGCTGTATTGAGTAGGAAATTCTATGATGACTCTTCCGTCAACAAAGGAGGCATTGTCAATTGAAAAATCTGGTGTCAGAACACTTTCGTTATCTGGATTTAGAATAGCTATTCCATATCCAGTGTACTGAGTAAGATCAATCAAATCACCTGCCTGATTTCTTACTTCAATAAGCAATGGTTGTGTTGGGATTTGTTCAATCCAATATTGACTTATCATTAATTACTTTCCTCCTGTATATATAGTGTTATTAATTCTGGCTCATAGATATTTAATCTAATTACTCCAGTAGCATTTGCAAACTTTAGATCGTATCCTACGGTCATTGTTGCATTTGCAGTCATTGGAGCAGCTTTCTGTATCTGTCCCAATCCTGAACCTCTCATTGTTGCTTCCGCAAACATTGGTAAAGGTCTATTTGTTGCTGATGTAGGAACAACTTGGTCTGGATCGCTAACTGCAAATCCTGCGTACATTGAAGTTACATTAATTGCAACATTGCTATTTGTTGTTACAGAAACATTTTGTCTCATTTCTGCTGTCATTCTCATGTCATCAACTGGAAGGTTTAGTCCTTCTAGTGCTGGTCTTTGTAACCATTCAAGTCCAAGATATGTCAAACTTAATACATCAATTACTTCAGTTGGATACATTTCACTTTCTTGTGAGAAATAAATTGAACCCCAATGAGTTGCATTATCAATATCAGTATTGGTTCTAATAGTTCCATCAGAACTGTTAGTAGCAGCTTGTATAATTGGTCCACCACCACCAAATGTTGGTACTGTTTGTCCATTCCATCCAGACTGATCTACACTATTAGCAATTGGCGTGTACTCCCTGGTTGTTCTTGCAGTTGAGTAATCATAAAGTATTGTTCCTTCATTCTCATTCTCATCTCCAAGAGATACAATTTGACGGACTGCCTTGTTGTAGGCTGACTGACCAAGTGTGTGAGCATCTTCAACAGTGTTAACAAAAATCTTTCCAGTAATTCTTTGACCATCAAGAATGTCATTTGATTGCATTACCAAAGTTGTTGCAAAATTAGGAGTTTCAGATAAAACTGCTAAAGCTTTTGCGTTTCTAATACTGCCAATAGGGAACACATCAAGATCTTTTGTCATCTTTCTGTTGTTTAAGTATCCAGCCTGATCCTGAGTCAGTTGTGAGTTAAGTAATGGAAGACCAGGAATAAAAAATTCATCATTAGTCTTTAATCCGTCAGGACGGTTTTCATACTTTAAATGATATTCTTCGTAAAAATCTTTAGGTGCAGCAATAGCATCTGTCATAATAAATGTTGGTTTATCTGTCAAATTCTCTATTGTTGTAACAATCTTATAACGATTATTTCTATGAGTATTAGTATATTCTGTAGCATCTAGAATTTCAAACGGATCAACACTAGCAGATTCAGCATCACCAAGTGCAATGTTTTGAGAAACTTCAACAAAGTCATCAACTATTCCAAGATCTTTTGCAAGTTGAGCGGAAGAAACATATAGATTCTTTCCATCTTCAACCACAGCTTCCTTTAGTCTACTGATAAGAGTTGCATGTTCAGCACTAGATAAATAAGTTCTTTGTACTTCGCTGTTTCTAGAATCTGGATAGTCCATAAATACAATTGTTGAATATCTATCGTAGTTTGGAAGATTTCTTAAATTAATCATATTACCTGACCAAGCAGAAGTTGTTCCTTGTGGGAGATAAGCATTGCTGTCTTGGTCATAACCATAAATCTCAAGATCATCAAGATTGTAGGTTAGTGTAGGATTTATCTGTGTGTAATCAACAAAAACATTGTATGTATCTGTAATATATCTGTCAGTATCTGGGCTTACACCATTAAACTGAACAAAGTTTTCATTGTAAATTGGACGGTCAGCAGTGCCAATGCTTTGGTTTTTAAATTCACCAAATGATAATGGAAGACCCCATGTATCATTAATTGCATTGTACTGTGCTTCTGCGTCTGGTTGTGATAAATCAATTCTCCAGACTGTTCCATCAAGGCTTTGTGCTCTTGCATTAGTCCAGCCCTTGTATTCAACAGTTCCTGCATAGTTTCCATCAACATAAGTTTCTGGTGAGTAGAACCAAAGTCTAAGAATGTTCTTAACATTTCCAGACGCACTAGCAGGTTCAACTGACAATGCAGATGCTTCCATTGAATCAATATCTACTTCTTCTGCAACCCATGAAAGCACTTGACCATTAATTACATTATCGTATCGTTCAATTTGAGCAGCTCGTCCAAGCAAATGTGTAATTGGCAAGTTGTTTGGTGCAATAAAGTCATTTTCATTAGTAAATTCTATTACTCCACCTGCCCCTACCTGAGCACCTGCAGCATCTCTTGAAGCTAAAGTACTTAAAGCTGTCGTTGCTCCGTCAGCAGCAATTCCATCAGCTGGGGTGCTGCCAACAAACAATAGGTTCATGTCATTACGCAAATGAACAAATGCAACCTTGCCCTTAAACAAATCACCAGAAACATCAAGCTTTGATTGACCTGCAGGAACATATGAATATCTTTGTGATGGTGAATCATAAGTAGTTGTGTAGGCTCCACCAAATGTTCTAAATAATGGCATGTTTTGAGGAGGGGCAGTTCCAGCACTAGGAATTGGTGTTGTAATTACTTGAGTAAATACAGTACCATTTTGATTAATAACAATTGCCTTAATTGTTTCACTTGCATTGCTGTGATTAATAGAAATAGAAATATGTTTTGGAGCATTGTCAGAAATATACATTCCTGCTCCATTTAGAGTAGTTTTAGTAGAACCAGCACCAACACCTGCATATGCTCCCCATTTATACTCAAAAGTTAGGTAGCCATTTTCAAGATAAAGAGAACACTTATCAACATTGTAAGGTAAATTAGTTGTGCCAGATCCTCTGGTTACTGCTCTACCATAAAGAAGTGTTACATTTTCTTGTGATGTAGAAATAAACATTTCTGCTGTTTGAAGTCTAGCTTTCATTCCCTTTACATCTGGCTCACTTAGCAGAACACCAGTATTTCTACGACCTTGGATAAGAGACCACATTCCAGAAGTTGCTGAGTAATCCCAAGCAAAACTTTCTCCTAAAGTAGATCCAGAACCAGTTTGATTAATAAATCCATAATCATAGAATCTTGAAGTATTTAATGGTGATTCTCCCCAAGCGTTTACAAGAAGTGTTGAGTTGTCAGTACCAATAATTTGTCTATCTGATGTATATCCAGTTGGTGTTGCAAAAATAGAATATTCAGGCTCATAGAATCTATTGCTACTTCCATTTCCACTTTGATCAACTGAGTACTTGTCAAATACCTGCTTGTAAATTGTATTCGTGTTATTTGCAGGATTTCCCTGTACAAGAATAGCAGTTGCTAGACGAATTTCTGCAGTCATTGTATCTGCTGAATTAGTTACATCTGTAGCAGTAGTCAAACCAGCAATATCTCTGAACTCCATACTAAACTCAATAGGGTCTGGAAGGATCAGAGCGTTAAGCTCAACAGTTATTACAGGCACTGTCATCTCTGCTACCGTAATTTCTAAAATACCTGCTGTATTTGATATATTAGAACTAGCAGATATAACTGGATCTACAAATAATGCACTTGCATCCAAAGATCCAGATACATATAAAGAATCACCAAAATTAGTAGGTGAGACAAACTCAGCACTTGCTTCTTGTGGTGTGGCAGCATTGTCAGTATTTGATTCAACACTAATAGTAGGTAGGACAAGTTCTGCGTTGGTAACATGGAAGTGATCAGCTAAGTAGTCAAAGTTTCCACTAGCTTGAACAGTTACATCAACTCCTTCTGCACTTGCTTCCATTGGATCGCCAACTAAAATTGAGTTTGTTTCTACTGTTGGATTAACCATTAATGCATCTACATAAGCAGTTAGCCAAGCTTCTGAAACTGTTGATGTTGTGGTTGTTACAGAATCAACAAAGTGCAAGTCTGCTGTTTGAGGATCTGCAAGATAGTCAACATTTGAATTTACATCAATTGTTGGGTCTAATAATTCTAAGTTTGCCTCAAAAGGTGTTCCAGTTTCTGAAATATCTGAAGACACTGTTATTGCAGGTAGGGCAAATTCTGCACTTGCGGTAGAAGGATCAGCTAATTCTGATACGCTTGAATCAACAGAAACAATTGGGTCTACAAAAGATGCATCTGAAATTTCAAATGGCTCTCCAAATTGATCTGATCCGAAGTCTTCTGGAACCTGATTAAATACACCAAATCTATAAGCATCTGATGGAATTCTATTAAACATTGGAAAACTGTGTAAGGTTAAGTTATCAATATTTCCAACAAAAACTTCATTATTTGCTAAGCCGTCTCCAGCATATCCAATATTAAGTGGACGAGTGGTTTCACTTGTAATATCAACCATGCCAAGAGTTGAAACGGATCCTCTTTCTACACCATCAATGTACATTTTTACTGTTCCAGTATTGCCGTTTACTCCAGAATATAAAACGCTTACTGCTACATGGTGCCATTCTCCATCATTAACGACTACATTTGAATATAGTCCTACTCCACCAGCATAAATTTCTAAAAATCCAGATGATGCACCTAAATCGTTTCCTCTTACTCTCCAAATTACATAGTCAGTTGCAGTTCCATTACTTCTAAGAATAGTTGGATATCCAGGAACATCGTTTGCAATTTTAATCCATGCGTGTGCATACCAGGTTCTTCCTTGAAAAATTACACCAGTTTGTGGGTTTTGTTTAAATCCAGTATATGTTGTTCTATCAAAAAGAAATGAAGTTTCTCCAGTATGTGGGTATCCAACATCATAAGATCCAGATGTAGTCCCAGCTGATACAAATCCATAATTATCTACTGGATGATAATTTGCAACACCAGTTCCATCATAGTAATATTCTGGATTATCTTTTATAATTGCATATTTATAAGGATATGTTTCCATTCCAGTGAGATATAGTTCAAGAGCATTTGCTGCACTTAATGCTGTATTAAATACGGATATATGATCAAGATCTCCAGTAAATCTAGTGTTTGATGCTCCAGCTCCATCCCTACCAATATATTTAGTAAAGCTATCAAGGGTTATGTTTGCGGTTTGTGTTGTTCCTGTGGCATATAAAGCTCCATCAATATAAATTCTTGGAAGTCCAGCCGTTACAGTATAGACAAAATGTCTCCATGTGTTATCTTCAAGACCTGTTCCAAAATTACTATTAGCATTGACCTGTCTATTTACGCCACTAGTAGAAATCAGGTTACATACGAGAATGCCATTAAGATCTAAAAATATGTTTAGTCTAGAGGTTCCAGAACTATGTACGGAAAAAATTGTTCTTGTTGTTGCACTAGAGTTTGGTGATTTAAACCAACCAGAAATTGAAAATGTTTTATCGTCAAAAATTGCTGTTGTATCTGTTACTGACACACCTTGATCAGTAGCTCCAGTCAAACTAATATAAGGGCTATAATCTACACCTTGCCTATCAATGTAATCAAAGTCTGGGTCATTAAAAGTAATCCCACCAACATTAAATAAGTTTGTTCCAATAGTAAGTGATGCAGAGCCATCGCTATCTACTGTTCCACCATCAAAAGCAAAATTGTAAACTGGATTTAATGATTGTACATAATCTGAATAACTCATAAAAATAAAATAGCGATAGCTATACTGCTACCGCTAATCCTCCTAGAAAATTAAAATCTGGTGTTACAGCAGAGATGCTATGCCCACCTACAGCGATAACGGGTGCAAAGGAGAGGCTAGTCAAATGTTTTTCAACATGCAGGGGTCTTTGATTAACAACAAGCACTACTGCCGTTGTCATCTCCCCTATCAAAGAAGCCCTAAAAGAACTAACCTCTACCTTTACATCCATAATTGTATAACCTTACGCTACTGTTACACGAACGATGCCAGTTGCATCCCATGTAATAGTGAAGTTACCATTGGATGAGCTCTGGTTTGAACCAAAGTCTACATAACCAATAAGTACCTTGTCAGCATTGGTTGCACCTGATGCATCGTAAACTACTGCATATTGAGCAGTAATTGTTGAAGCAGACCAGGTTACATCAGCAGCATCAAGAACAAGTACATTTGTACCTGCATCGTATGTGCTTGTCTTGCTAGCAAGAGTTTCTCCACCAGCAGTGTAGCCTGTACCAGTTACTTCGTTAGCAACAACATCATCAAAATAGTCATGGACATCTTGATTTGGTGTGTAGCTTGAAGTTAAAAGTGCTACCTTAATTGTGTCAGAGTCCCAATCAACTTCCTTGTTAAGAGCTTTCTGAATGAACTTTCCGTATAGTTTACTAGCCATGTTCAATCAACCCCTTATGCTGTCTTCTCAATGATTGCGAATGCGTCAGCTTCTGCAACAGCAAAGCCTCTACGAACACGGGTCTTAAGAAGAACACCATCCTTTGAGAAATCAGCGTCACGAGATACAGCAGATTCTACTGTTCCACGAACACCGTTGATTAGCATCTGGCGATTACCTACGATAAGTAGTGGGTTGCCAGTTGGAGCATCAGTTGCAGCTGTAGAAACAGCAGCACCATAAGAAACTACAAGTGGGTATCCAAATAGGCTACCTGGAGTAGCAGCAATTGGGTTAGGCAGTACTAGCTGACCTGTTCCATCTACCATTCCACGAAGATGACCTAGCATCTTTGGATGAGCCATGAATACTGTGTTAGCAGCATCAAAGTAAGCTGAATCTTCAACAATACCAAGTGCATTGTTTAGATCTGCAAACTCTAGTGGTCCAGCAGTCTGAATGCGGTTTGTTGTCCAGTTGATTGCTGAGTATAGGGACAAGAACGGTACAGTATCTGTACCAGTTACGGTTCCACTAACTCCAAGGCAAGCATTGTCGTATTTACGAGCCCAACGACTTGCCCATTCTGTTTTGTATGTGTTAAGGACATCAACTAGTGAGTCATTAACATCTTCTTCTGATACATTGAAGATCTTTGCGTACTTTTTAGCAGTAAGTACAACCTCGTCTAGAGTTGCAGCAGCCTCTGGGATTGCTACACCTTCAGCAACCACTTCTGGTGCGTCAGCTACGAAACGAGGAACTGATTTTGTGCGAGAAGACATTGCTTCTCTACGAGCAAATGCTTCAATTGCAGAGTTTGCAAGGGTTGCCTGGATAACCTGGGAACCATGCTCTTCTGGAATAAAACCATTAGCTTCTGTTAGATCTGTTCTAGCCATGTGTTAATACACTTCCTTTTTCTATGTTTAAATTTTGTAATAATATTTGAATTGTCCAATTCACCTGTTATCACAAGATTCAAAAGTCCATTGAACTGCTTGTGTAACTGTTATGTAACAATTATAACATTATTTTGTTTACTATTTATCTACCAAGTAAATATTTAGCTTGTAATTGTGAAGCAGACTGAATAGTATTAACAACTGTTGTTGCTGCACCGTCAGCCTGTCCCCCAACTCTTAGTTTTGCATCAAAAAGTTCTGGTAGATCGTTCTTGACATTATCAATCTGATCACTTAATCCAATAACTTCTAAATCACTTGAAAACTCAAGTTTACTGAAATCAATATATTTCATTAGTCTTTGAGCATCTTTGACTCCCAGATCTGCAACAGCCTGTTTTGTCTTTTCTCTTAAAAGTTTTCCACTAAATTCAGCAACCATTTGGTTGGATGAGTTTAGGTCAATCTCTAATGCTTCTTTCTCTTCTCTATATTTCTTAGCTTCACCCTTAGCTTTTTCTAAAGCTGCAAGTACCGCCTTTGGATCTTTAATTTCTATTTCAGTTCCTTGATTTTCTATTTGGTTTTCCATTTTATCTCCTAATTGTCCAATTAGATGCTGCCTGATGTCTCTGCATCCTGCTGTAGCATTAAGTTGTTTGTATTCATTCCTTGCGATAGTTGTTGAGTCATTTCAGCTTCTGCAACAATTTTTTGTGCTATCTCTAGGTCATAACCCATTTCAAGTAGCACTTGTTCAAGCGAAACTCCAACAACTCTCTTTTTAACAGCCACTTCCCATGAATCTAGTGTATCTAGACTTTCTGGAGACTCCCATTTAACCTGAACATCTAGCTCACCACTCATAATTTGTGATTCTAGATTATCAATCTTAAGAATAAATCTAAATAGATCTCTCCAAGTGTTACCAAATGAAATTTGTCTATCTTGAATCTTCTTGATCAAAGGGGATTCTGCTGTTCTTAGTGATTCACCACTTTGTTGTCCTGCGGTGGAATCAAAATAGTGGATAGGTGTTGAGGTTAACGAAGCCATTGACTTTACATACTGTGTCATTGGTTCTGTAAATACCTTGTGATCAGCAGGAGAGAATTCTCCAACTTTATTAACACCCTTTAGGTACCAGAGTTCTCCAGGACCATTTTGCAATGACCCAAGGTTTTCTCTTTCTACTGCTTCATCATCAAAGTCTTGGAATTCAGCATCGTTACCACCAGTAGCCAAAGCATAACGCTGTGGAGCACCTTGGTAGTCAACTGTATTCATGTGTGTGATGATTAGCTTGTTAATTGCGTCTTGTGGACCATAAGCATCGTAATGTTCTGGTCTACCGTATTGCTTTTGAGTTCTGAAATGGAATACAGGTACTTCATTCCAAGGATTCTCAATTGTGTCAATTAGTCTAAATCCTGCACTTGATACAGTACTTTCTATCTCTCCAAAAGCTTCATACTTTTCAATACGATCTGGATAGTACATATTTAATCTAATAAGCTTTTGAGTTGTGTCATATGGATCTGACTCTTGCCACATCTTTGCAGCAAATCTCTTAAGTCTTGGATTTTCTGTATCATATACAAGAACTGTTGTCAATGGAGAGTTGTAGTTAATTTCTACTTGTCCCTGCTCATCAGTCCATACAATTGCATAGGCATCTCCATATACAAGAGCCCTTTTGTGAATTTCATTAGCATCAAGAACCAAATCATTGGATTCCCATACTCTGTTGATGATTTCGTTAGCTTCTTGGGTTGTTCCCATGATAGCTGCGATATCTAATCTATTTAATACAGAATCTACGACTGTGCGTGTGAAATTGAATCTGTAATAGTTGTTTGTTGAATTAAACAGGCTTGACCACTTCTGATTAGGAAACAATTCTTTTTGTGTACCCTCATAATAGATATGAGCAGTGTTGTAATCGTTTCTGCGGTCAATGAGTCTGTCTAATGCATTTTTAATGTCTGACATTATTTACTCCTTAAGTAATTTAATTGTTTTGCAGCAACTTGCACTGCTTTATTGTCTAGAAAGTAGAGAACACCAGATACAACGGAGTCAAGCACATCGTCATGACTTACCTTTGGAAATGACCACATCTGTTCTTCTAGTACAGGAAAGTGCTGAACATGTCTAACTCTTCCCTGCTGATAATAGTTAAGGGCTTTACCTGCTCGTATCTGCTTAGACAGCTTTTGGTGCTTTGCACGATACTTGCAAGGTACATCCTTAAATACATCTTTCCAAAGATCTCCACCTTGGTTGGTTTCAACATAAATAACACCAGCATCATATTCTTCTACCAATGTTTTTACCCTATCAGCCAGTTCTGATGGAGATACTTTAAGTTGTGTTGAATATCTTACATAAACAACACTATTACCAAGTGCGTCAATTCCTCTAGAGAGAACTGAGACCCCAGTAAAGTCTGAAACCTTATTTTTGGTAACTGCAGGGTCAATA